ATTTAAGAATTCTTTTACTTTAAGTATTATAGAATAAACCATAAAAACCCAAGGAAGAGTTCCTTTAATCTTGTTTAATGTTTCATTAAGCTGACTTAAATCAAATTTTTTAATTTTACTATCAAAATCACTTTGTTGCTGGGCAATTTTAAGAAAATCATCACCCTCTAATTGATCTAATAACGGTGAAGTTTGAAAATAGTCGGGGTCTTCACATTCTAAAACAATCTCCGAAACTAAAGCATTATCTAAATCATTGGAAGCAAACTTTGATACTCTTCTTAAAAGTCTATCATTTTTAACATATTCTAATATATCATCATCAGTAAAATCTTTAGAGAATTTTTTATCTAAAAGAGCTACAGCTTTCTTTTGAAGTAAAGATTTAAGCTGATTTAGTAAGGGATTTAAAATGGCAAGCGAAGCAGTTCGTAAAAGGACTAAAGCTTTTGGCTTACTGAAGAACTCTTGGTCACTTTTAACTGCTTTATTAAAAACTCCATAGATGAATTTTTTTATTATATCTGATATTTTTCCCATGCAAATTCAACCTTTTTAATAGATCTTAGTAATTTAGGATAATCAAAAAATATTATATTCATTCCATTAAAATCTGTGGGATAACCCCATGCCAATTTTGCAACAGGATTTACACGATATGACATATTTTCGTATGTTAGAGGATGTTCAGCTCTTGCAACACTGTTTTTTTGTGAATGGGATTTTTCATCTATTATGTTTGTCAATTTTTGAATTTCTTCAAACCCACTGGATTCTTCAATTATAAATTCCACATTTCCTGGATCTGACCCCATTGTAGCACATAATTGTTCTAATTCTTCACATACATCTGGATCTTCATCTTTTGTTTTATCTATAAACTCCGCTACATTTTGAGTTTCTTCTAAGTTTTCAACCAATTCGATAACAGACTGTTTAATATCCTCTATTGATTTTGGTTTTAAAATGTCCGAAATAGATTCATTTACACCAAAAAATTTTTTAATAAAATCATCAGGAACTATAAACAGAGCAAATCCATCTGAGTCTCCTAAGTAAGAATATTCTTTTCCTTCATAAATCCATTTAAAAGCATCATTGTCTCCCATGTGTTTCCATAATGGGTTGTCATTTCCATTTACACCATTTTTAATATTTACATCATTGAAGAATCTTCGAAGACTATCTAAATCCCCAAAATTAGCCCAATTAAATTGTAATGCTTTGAGTGGTCTTTTTGTTTTAATATTTTTTGTTGATTCAATAATAGTTTCTTTAGCTTCTTTTGTTATGTCAATTGTTTGATAACCCCTTGGCAATGATCTAGATTGAAGGTAGTCTGCCCCTTGTGTGGCGTATTTAGACCATTTAGTATCTTTAACATAAAGATCTTTTTCAAAATAAAAGTCCTTAAAATATTCATCTAAATAAGGATATGTTAAAAATTCTGTTTGGAGTATATTGAAATTATATTTCTGTTTAAAATGTGACATAATAGATTGAGGGTCTTTTGGCTTTAGAACATCTTCAAGACTTTCTTTAAGAGGACTAAATTCTTTATCTAATGTCATTAACTCCTTTTTAAATTCTTCATAAGTTCTTACATGTCCTGCTGCCATGAAATCGTTTCTGTTTTCTGGACTTCTCATCCAAATATTGAAAAAATCAACTCCTGCCCAATGTTCATTTGTAAAAGAAATATAATAAGCGAGTCGATGATGAAAAAATTGGAACAAACCGTATTTAGTTCTAAATCCTTTTTTCTCCCAATAAAACTTAGCATTTGGAAAATCTTCTTTTAATTTTTTCCAAAACTCCCTTACTTTCCATGGTAATTGTGCCCATGCTTCTTCATGACCTTTACCTTTAAGAATATCGGATATTCCCTCTTGTAATCCAATTTCTTTATGAACAAATTTTGCACCTAATTCAGTTTTCAAAGAAGGTTTATAATGATAATCAGGATTCTCTTTTTGAATATACTTCATGAGTCTTGATCCAAATCCTTGTCTACGAAATTCTGGACGGACAAAAATGTCGCTTATAGTTAGCTCATCATCATATAAAACATATTGAGCTACACCGACAATTTCTCCGTCTACAAAAATTCCAGCCTCACAATTTATTTGGCCTGAATATGCATCTAAAACCTCATTTGAATAAGTTATCTTCATGCTTTACATTCTATTTCTCCACACCCCTCACATTTCCAATAATCACCAGTCGGGCATTTAATTAAGTACATTGTAGCTCCACAATGTGGGCAAATTTTCGTTTCCATATTACTTACTTATTAAAACATTAGTACTCGTTGCTGCTTGTTTTGCTTGTTCTACTAAACCTACATTGACTCCAGGAGTTGCAGGCATCTTTGCATCTATAGCAGTGGCCATCGTTGAAAGTAATGGAAATAAAACTTCTGCTAAAACCGCGTGACTATAAGGACCTGGCCCTACTTTTGTCGTCTGATTTCCTGCAACTTTTACTTCATCTGCTACAACTTCAACCTTAGCTGCTGCTGAAATATTTATTTCATTTTTTGTAACTATGCGTAATTTATCTCCTTCAAGTTGTATTAACGAATCCTGATTTGCATGTTGAATTGTTATCATTGAATCAGGAGAAATTTGTATAAATGATTCCCTATAATAAATCTGAAACCCGCTATTTCTCTGATAAATCATGGTTAATTCTTCATCAGGATCGTATAACATGACATGTGTTCCATCATAATCATCTTTAATTCGTTCTATTAATTGGGTGTCAATATTTTGTATAGTTGTATACTCAGGTGCATAAATGTCACCATTATTAAATTGAACACGAACTATTTGTCCTATTTTGGGAACAGAAAGAGATCCTGCACCATCACCTGCAAAAATGGTAGAGTTAATGGGAACTGCCCATGGTAAGTCTTTAGAATCTATTTCATCTAATAATCTAAATGGTCTTACTTGACATCTTCCTGAAAATAATGGATCAGAGTTATTAACGACAACCGCAATCCAGTCATTATCTCTTAAGTTTTTTATTAAAAAATCAGGTGTTTTCATGCATTATCAATTTTGTTTCTAGTTGCTTGACTAGGATTTGGTTGATTTAATTTTTCTTTTACTGCATCTACATCAGTTGCTTCTGACAATATATCAGTTTTCATCATGTTTCCACTAACTGGATCTCCATCAGTTGCTTCAGATGAAGGACCAATCTTCTTACCAGAAAGTGTATCATTTGTTGCTTCAGATAAAATTTTCGTTTTTTTCATATCTCCTACTACTTTATCTGCGTGTTTTCTATCTCTTGTTGCTTCTGATAATTGATCTGTGGTTTGCATATCTCCTTTTATCATGTCATTTGTTGCTTCAGACAGAATATCTGATTTCTGTAATCCTCCTTTGACAAAATCTTTATCTGTTGCTTCTGAAATTATTAGAGTTTTTGACAAGTCTCCTCTAATTAAATCATCATCGGTTGATTCAGAAATAATAGATGTTGTTAATTGATCCCCTTTTATTTCTGCTTTCATAGTTGCTTGTGAAATAATAGGAGTTTTATAAAGATCTCCTTTAATTGAATCACCATCTGTAGATTCTGAAATATCAGATGTATATTGTTGATCTCCTTTAATTGGATCTCCATCAGTTGATTCAGATATTATATCTGTATTTGGTCCTTTATCATTTAAGTTAGCACCAGTCGCTGTAGAAATAACCTCTGTTTGTTGTAGGGTTTCATCTTCAAGATTTCTTCCGGCTGTGGCAGAACTTGGAGTTCCTTCCATAACATATCCAGTATGTTCAAGATCTCTATCAGTTGCCCATGAATAATCATTAACAGCAGGCTCAATAGCTCTTTCAACAATATTTTTATATTCTCCTTTACCTTCTACTCTTACAGGAATATTCATTTCTTGTGGTCCTCTTAGATCAGTTGCATATGATAAATCTTTAACAGCTTCCCATTGTCCTTGATTAGACAATATTTGATTAGCTGCTTTAATAAACTCTAATTGATCTCCATCAGTTGATTCTGATTGAGAAACACCAATTAGAAACTGCTTAAATGTATTATCAATTCTTTCTTCTAATTTAGATGATGGAGCATTAGTCCCTGATTGAGCTTCAATAATAGCTCTTCTAACAAGCCCAAAAACTTGATTAAAATCTTTAGATTCAATTGCAGCCACAGCTTGATTAAATGAAAATCCAAGACCAGGAATTTTCATCATTTTACCTTTATTAACGGCTGACGTTACAAAATTAACAGCAAATGATTTTCCAAATGTTATAGCATTTCCAACCCAGGTTGCAGGATCCATTGGATCTGGAGATGTAGTTTCTTCTCCTCTTTGAGATTGAACGAGATAAGCTCCTGGTCCCATTCTTTCTCCAAAGAAAGTTTGTTTATTTGTTTGTTGATTATACGGAGTGCCAGAAACGTGATCATCTTGAAAATAAGTATCTCCTTGAGCCTTTTGATCCATATCAGCATATCGTAGATCTCCACTCCTTGTTGAAGCATAGTCTTCTTCTCTTGGAATCTCAACACCTCCAACAGTATCAGTAGCGTTTGTTACTCTACCATTCATGTCTTTTGTTAATCCTTTTTCTTTCGAACGTTCAAGACCATTTAATCTATAATCATCCATTATAAAATGTGTAAATATAGGATATGTTAGAACTTCATTTACGTTTCCTACTTTAATTTTAAATTCTACATTAACCTGATTCATTCCTCCTTCACCAGCTGCTGATAATGAATCTCTATATGAAAAATTAAATGAATTTATGTCAAACTCACACATTTGGCATTCAATTAAATATGTTGGTAATATTCCATTTAAAACTTGTAAATAAACAGGTTCATCAGATTTGGGACTTACCATTGATTGATGAAAAGTTCTAAATTCAGTAATATAAATTTGTGCATCAAAAAATCTCATTAAATCTGGCAATACCCATCTTTGATATGTGTCATCCCATGCTATTTTTCTATATAAGTTTAATAAATAACTAACTCTTTGGTCAATACCTTCTAACATTCTAAATGTTAATCTAACATCTTTTCCAACTCTTTGTCCTCTTTCAGGAACGACTCTAAGCAAATCAGATAATCCTTCTACAACTTGAAAATACCATTGATAATTATCCTGCAAATCATTCCATAATGTTATAAATTCCTTAAGCATTTCTGCCCTTGTAAATTCATTACCATCTCTTAAATAATCAATTGAAGAATAAACATCTCTATTAAACTCAACAACGTTTCTTCCGCTATCTCCTGATCTTTGTTGCGCGTCTACCTGATCAGGCATAAATAATGGCATTGGCATCCTGTCATAATCAGTATTGGTAAGAAGAACCCCATTAAAATGTCTAGACTTTTGTCCAAACAGTACACGGAATGTTGCATATGTTGGTTCGTCATATCTTTTATCGAGGTAATTTATTCTCTGATCAACACTTCCGTATGTAGTATCTACGGGTCCTACAGCATTGTTAACTCCTCTAAAAAACTTATATTGATTTGGTGTATTCGCCATGTTATTATTTTATTTTAAACTTGAACATTACTTGATTGAACTGGAACAGGATCAGTTGGAATTGGTGTAGGCCATTCTCTTCTTGTTAGAATAAATGATTGCGAAAAATTTGAAATCATTGATCCAATAGATTCTTTTGTCCATGATAAACTAAATCCTTTTACCATATACCAACCACTATAAAAATCATTTTTACGATCTCTTCCTTGTGCTTCTGGATTAACCAATTGATTTTCAATTGGGTCCATACCAATTATTGCTATAGGTACTTTATCACCTCTAATTATGTTCATGTTAGTTCCTTGAACATTTATTTCTACATTTAATTTTTCCAATTCCGCTAGATTTATAGCGTTATGTATTTGTGCTCTCAAATAATTCGCATGATGATTTCCTGTCCATTTAAGATTATCTTCTTCAGTATTTGCCGCAGTATATTGTATTCCCATCCAAGGAGCTCTTTGATATAAATTCGTATAGTCATAATTTGCCTTTGCTAATTCCCCTTCATTAATAGAAGCGTCATATTTAGCGCGTCCTCTTAATAAAATATGACTATTCAATTTTTCTTTATCATAAGCTGGAGATATTTTGAAATTCCAGTATTTTGTACTCTTAGGATCTTTATAAAGTGAATTCATATGTTCAAAAAATGAAGCGTTCATAGAAGTTCCATATGTAAATGTCATTGCAGAAGATTTATTTATTGGCTTCCATTCTGTTATGTAAAATGATGTGGTTCTATATCCGATATAGTTTGAAAATACTTTAGGCATTGTGTTGGCTTTATCTTGGGCTGTTTCAGACCCCCAAGTCCATTGAGCGTCAACGTTGTCTAACGAAATTCCTTCATCTACATCATCCTCAGCACTTAATAATTGTTTTTGAATGTTTACAAAATTTAAATTATAATAAATGTCAATCCAAGAATCATAAAAAGAATTTTCATCTTTCCAGGATCGAGATGTTAAATGATTAACAAAATCTTCAGGAGAATCCGTAGAAAACCATATTTGAGAATCATCTGTATCTTCATCATTCGTGTTAAATCCTAAAGATAATTCTTTAGCAACATTTTTCATAACCTGCAAAACAGTTCCTTTAAAGGCCTCAGATCCGATATAACTTCTTAATCCTGGAACAAACAATTCTCCAAAAAATGTTACACTTACCGGTCTGGTTCCTGAAGCGGCCCTGCGTCCTGGGGTGACTCCAGTGATGACATAATCGTTTCTTATAATATTCAATGCATCCGACTTACTTCTTATTGCAATAGAAATAACATCTCCGTCTTTTGGCATTTCTTTATCCATGAATTTATCACTTATGAATGTTACTTGTAATGTTATGGTTGGAAGAAAATTACGACAATCAATATTCATAAAATCTAATTCCTGATGAGAGATAAAATAATTGTTTATCTTGATAAGTGGATATTCCATTGAGGCAATATCTTCCATCTTCTTTGAATCACTATCTGTGCTCTTAGGAAGAGACAATTCATCTAATACAACAGTTGGCTTAAATATATTGTAAATGCGATATTTAATCCCCTTTTGAGAATTAGACGGATTAGCAGTTAAGCTTTCCTTTGATGGCGGAGTATATATGTAAGTTGGCATTATGAAATATGGTCTTTAATATAACTTTCAACTTCTTTAACTGTTTGAACTGTTCGATTATGATGAAAAACTCCAGAAATTTTATCATCAGCGTGTGATGTATCTAAAAAAGATATTTGTGGAAATTTATGATGATGACTCTGTGATAAAAGAAATCTTCCTGTTTTTCCATCATCTGTAACTGTAAAAAATACTCTTGAATCAGCCCAGCCTTCTCCCATGTCCAATGGGTATTGTTGATCTGGAAATAGGTGATAAAAAAGTTTTACATAAACTGGGTATGTTTTTTCAAAATGTTTTCGTATTTCTTTTTCCGACTTTGGTTTTAAAACATCTGAAATGGATTCAGTAATAGATTTTGAAATTGCTTTATTACAACTTGGACATAACCATTCTTTTTTTCCAAATACTGCCGCTAAAGCAATTTCTGTTTTGCAATGTGGACACGTAACTTTATAATGAGGCCATGGATATGATTTTCTATTAGGATCATAAATCATAGCAGATTGCATTTTATTCCAAATTCTACGATGTCCGGGTATTA